ATGACAATAGCTGAGTTAAAGGAAATGATAGATAATAACGATTGGGATATTAAATATAGTAGGTTTGGAATCCGCATTCAGGAACAGCCCTTTGAACTCGGCGCTATGGACCACAATTCAAAGGTGTGGCTTGACGAAGAAGAGACCGATGAAGAGCTGAACGGTGTATGCGCCATTGATTTAAACGCTCCAGAAGCAGCCGAATCTCTTAAGGGTGATGGATATTTTGGTTCCTACATTGCCTTAATTGCAGGCTACAACTACGAGTACGGTTTTGATGCGGGGGAAGTTATTTTAAAAGATGCAGAAGTTTTATACATTATAAAATAAGGAGGATTGCAATATGACAAACGAATATCAAACAATGATTGAGTATATTAAAGATACGACAGAAAATAAAGAAGCATTGGACGCAGTGGCACCAAGAAAAAAAGAAGCAGTAAAAAACCGCTTCTTTTTTCGCTTTTAAACTCTTTTCAATCCGCACGACTCAGCTCGGGGAGTCTGTGACTGTAACAAGGCCCCATCTGCACTAAATATATTATATATTAGATAGGGAAAAAAGTCAAGAAAACCCTTCGCAACTATAATTATATGTCAAGGAGAAAGTATGAGAAGATATCCAGATTGTATTAGGACAGATGGATTATGCGGGGCCTGCTCCGCATCCAGTTACGGCAGGGATTGCCATAACAATAATATCAACAAACTATTGTATCAACGTTCCCTGTCCGGGATGACGCAGCAGCAGGTGGCCGACTCTGCGGGAATGAATATCCGCCAGATACAAAAATTTGAATCTGGAGAAAGGGACCTTGGCAACATGACTTTGCGCAATGCCTTGTCATTGGCAAAGGCCCTTGGCTGCGAGGTGAGTGATTTTGTCTAAAAGGCCGCCAAAAAGTACCAAGATTTGTGTTGTATGTGGGAAAACTTTCCCTTGTTTTCCATCTGACAAAACCGTCACTTGTGGAAAGGAATGCTCCAAGATTCATCGTTCCCGCACACACATGGGGCTGTCGAACGCATGGAGCGAAGAAAGTCGGACCAAAAAAGCTGCACAAGGGAAAACAGCCAATCTCGCATTAGGAACACCTGCCGCACAGAAAAGTCCAAAATCCGGTAAATTCCTGACAAATATCAATGCAAAGGACTGGCATTTAATTAGTCTGATGGAAAAGAATATAAATTTCATTGTCTGAATTATTGGCTCCGGGAGAACTGCGATAAATTATTTGGCTGTATGCCAGATAGTAAAGAATTTAAAAATGTAAGTACTGGGCTGGCAGGAGCCAAGCGGGCAATGCTCGGAAAAAACTATAGGTGTTGCACATATAAGGGGTGGAAAGTCATACCTACAGAGCATGACATAAAAAAATAGCCACACATAACAAATGGCGGGGAGCATTCCACGCCGTATATTATTGATTTATGCATTTTAGTCTGTTATACTATTTATTGAATCGGGGGAGCGGTGGCAAGCCCGCCCTCCCCTGGTTCATTCCCTTAAGCCTATTCCGTAGGCTTATTTTTTTGCTGTGGTTTGTACTGTTCCTCTCCGGTTTCGATGTATAAGATAAAATCATTTATATCCTTTTCATCCCACCCGGCATTTCTCAGCCTAATATTAATCTTGCTGTTTCCGACATGTTCACGTTCATGTGTTCCTCCTCTCCCCGGCTTGCCCCGGCCATTCATTAAGGTTTTGTTGCTTCCTTAACTATCTTTAGTATACACTATTTTGGTGTATACGTCAATGTTATTCATAAAAATACTTTATTTTTTCTTCATCGGTTGCTTCTACTTCTATTATGTCTGATGGCTGTTTTCTGAGCATTATACAAACTGATTCAAGAGCTGTAATTGGTAGGGGCTTTCCCGCGCGAATATTTGTTAATGCAGTTTCACTCAAATATTTATTTTTTCTTATTATATAGGTACTGTATCCTTTTTTCTTTAGTTCTTCCAGTATATCTATTTTATATTTTATCATTTTCGCACCTCCTTACAATTGCATTATATCATAGGTTTAAATAAATGCAACAAATATATCACTAAAAAAAATGTATTTCACTATTGACTTATACACTATTTTAGTGTATACTATAATCAGAAGTTAAGAGAACGGCAAACAAAAATCAGGAGGTAACGATATGAAAACCACTATAACAATGAGAAGTTCAATGAGGCCATTAGTAGTATTTAAGTGTGAATTAAATTTAGAGGGAACAGAAAAGCAGATAGCTTATGCAGTATCTATTATAAACAAAAAAATTGATAATACAGATTCCATTTGTCGGAATATGATTCACTCAGGCAAGATGACAATAGAGGAATACCACGACGGGATGAATAATCTTTTAAAGCAATTCGAGTCATTAACCAGTGCTAAATACGTTATCGAAAACGTAAAATAAGACACATCCGGCCCCTGGCGGTTTCCAAGGGAGAGAGCTGAGAAGAATATGAAAATCATACATGGTCCATAATTGATATTGTAGAAGTTGATTCAAACAAAGAGGTGGAATTGGTAGAAACGAAGCTATATAATCTTGGTTACAGCAAATATCTTGACTACCCAGATATTAAATCCTACAGATGTCCCGGAAAGGTAGATACCATGGTTACGTTAACATCTTAGCGCGATTATTATACCCGCCCCGGAGGTTACGAGGGCAGAAAGGAAAAACAATGGCAAGGTTACAGGGGGATGGATTCAGAACATGGACCGATGATGCAATGAATGAGCGCATCAGCAAACATGACACGGAGTGGGAAAGGTTAATTAGACCGTATTATGATTCTTTGGTAAATGAGCAGATAAAGGAATATGTAATGGAGGATACCGAGGACTCCAAGGTGGTCATAAGAACCAGACAGTTTAACGAAGTGAAATGCACAGGCAAGACAAGATTCTGGCGCGGGACACTTGATAAGAAGGATTACATAATCGCAAAAACGGTCTACACCGTCACGGGATTGACCATCGACAAAAGGACAGGTGAGGAAAACTATATCCACCACAAAGTTTCTGATAATAAAGAAGCTGCAAACCAGTATTTTATGAGTTTGAGAGAGTACTATTCATAATAGAGGGGACCTATTCCCCTCTGCCATCAAAAAAGGAGGGTATACCAAATGAATATCAAGAGATTTGAAGTAGGGAAAACATATGATTGCGTAGCGCTCTATGGGGGCGAGGAGGTCATAAGAGTCGTTGACAGAACTGATTCCACCATTTCGTTTATCTACACGGACGATAACGAGAGGGAGGTAAAAACCAGGTGCATCATTATGCAGGATGCTTATAATCCAAACACTGGCAGAGCATGTGGGAAGCGTGAAACAATCATTGCATGGGAATATACCCCATGTGGCGGTCGGTATGGAGACGATGAACGTTATGGATATTTTATGGCATAAGGAGGATAGCAAAATGAAATGTGAGTGGAGCAGGCACGGTTATTGCGAGTATTACAGCACGGCCGAGGAGCAGGAACAGAGAGAAACCAACTGGCCTTGCGATGGGACAGAGGAAGAAATGCGGGAATGCGGTATGAGCCGCGTGGAAAAGGAGGATTAGAGGATGTATATGAAGAAGGGACAGATATCCCAGATACGGGATGCGGCGGAAGAAATAAAGAGACTAGCCACATTAGAGAGTTGTGGCCTGGATGAAGAAACAAAAGAAAAGATGCGCTTGTGGGTGAAATGGTTTGACTCAGAGGCGGATAAGATTTTAGACGCATTGGACGGAAATGTCCTGGAAAAATATTATTAAGGTCATCCCGCCCCGGAGGTTACGAGGCTGAAAGGTATGGATTATGAAAAAGGATGACTTTACAGCTTATGTTAAAAGCATATATCCCAATATGATTGAGGATTATTGGTTTCAGTACGGAGAATTGCATTTCTATCGCAATTCTTATCATGCAAAAACAGCAGAACCATGGGCCTGCATATACACAAATGGTCAGTTTGAAATTCTTACTGAATTTTAAATGCATCCCGTCCCTGGCCGGGCAATGCCAGGGAGAAAGTGAGGACTTGACTAATGGCTAAATATTATGGTGGTAGGGTTACGATTACCTTTAATTCTCATGGTATTGAGTGTGACGGTAGTCTTGAAGATTTTGCCCAGAACCTGTTTCCATCCTGGGATGGTGAGTTTATCGACGTGACAGGAAACATTGTGCTGGAGTACGATGATGAACAGGAGGACACGGAACAGGAATGAATAATCAATAGGGCGGCTCTCCGCCCTTCCCCATCCGCTTCCAGGCGGCGGCGGGTTCATGACCTGCGTGGGGGATTAGGTGTTGTGGTGATGGATGACAGGTTTCGGCTCCGTCTTAAGGTGAGACGGGCGTACAGGGAATATGCTAAACAGCATGTCCGGCCTCCTGTGCTAAAATAATGACGGCTGGAAGCGCTGAACCCCACAACATCTAAATACTAATGATTGGAGATTATATGAACCAGCTTATAAAGAGCATATATAATGGATTTGACGTGCCTCCCAGTGATTATATTGGCAGGTACTCTCCAGATTACAATAAATATCGTGAGAATGCATTTCATGCCGAACAGGAATTACGTATTAAAATCCCGGCAGAACTGATTGCCGAATTTGATAATTGTATGGAGTTACATTTACTTATGGTAATGGCTGCCGGACAAGATGTTTTTATACACGGTTTCCGTATGGGTGGAAAACTGATGGTTCAGACATTAACATGATTTTAAAATTGATAGGCGGTTAATTGACCGCCTATCATATATCCAGGACGTCTCATAGTCTCTTATTTTATTATTCCAGGGTATCTCAATGCGCCATCCTGGTCCGGGGTTAATGTGACAGGCTTTCTAATCATTTTCCCGTCCTGGTCCAGAATGTACCACTTCCCATCAATGGTTATCTGTCCCTTTTTCATTTTTCCATCCGGTCCCATATAATACCAGTTACCGTTATACTGATACCATACATTTCTGACCATCATTCCGGCTCCATCAAACCAATACCATTCCCCGTCTGGTTCCTGATGCCAGTTATTACGTACCGGTTCTCCCGTATCTCCATTGTAAAATCTACGTCCTCCGTCCTCGTCATACCATCCTGATTTTTTTTCATTATCATACTCGATATCCTTCAGTTTAAGGACCTGCTGCCATGGTGTGGCCGCTACTCTGGACTTGATGGTGCCGTAGTTGATGCCCTTAGCCTCAATACACCAGCCATCCCCGATGTATACCCCGATGTGGCCCGGCTTCCAGAGCGCCCAACCGACCATGGACTCGTCCAAATGGTCAACGCCTATCCGCTCCACGGCTGTGTCATGGTAGTTGTAGCTGCCACGCAGAACGCCTGTGTACCAGCTGATAAGGCCGCTGCAGTCCGTGCAGCGCTGGCCTATGTACTTGGCAGCTCTGGCCTTGTAGGCGGATGTGTATGTGCCTGGGTTCTCTCTGGCAAGGCGGTCCAGAATGGCCTGGGTAAGGACCTCGCCCTTGGCGCCATAAACATATGGTGTTCCTATTTTGCTTTTACAATGATTTATTAATCCCTCTGCGGTTTTCTTCATGTAGATCTCCTCCATAAAAAAAGACCCAGGGCATCGCCTGGGCCATCTATGTATCTCTTTTACTTCACTCCTGGTCCCGGATTACCGGGCTTATACTTTCCTGGGCCTTTCTTTTTATCAGGATTTTTAGGAGCCGGTGTAGTCCCCACTGCCCTTGTATCTTCCTTTTTTGTATTCGGGCCTGTCCCTACCATATTCCCCTCGTTGTTAAGCGCCGTTGGCGTCAGGTCGTCTCTCCCGGTAATAGCATCATCGCGCCTCTGTTGCTCTGTTCTTTTGTCTGCATGTCCTAACATGTTTGCCATATCTTTTCCTCTTTTCTTTTTAAGATTTTGTTTTTAGTTACTGCCGCCTTTACCCTGGCGGCTGGGAGATAGTGGACCACCTCCTTTTATGCTCTTGTTTTTGTCTCAACCTCAGGCAGGCCGGCCACGGATGTTCCCAGTGACAGAATTCCGGCCAATACGGTTGCGGATGCCACCAAGGGCCAATTGACTTCCCCCATTGCAGCCGCCGTTCCAATAGTTGCCACAAACGTCTGGGCCATGGTCTTTACGGCCCTCCTTACCGCCGCTCTGACCCACTGTGTCGTATTTACATCTGCTTTAAATACACAATTCTTAAACATGTTATACCTCGCTTTCTCAATGAAAAATCCCCTGCTGGACCGCATAAAAAAAGAAGCTTACCAGGGCTGTTGCCACTATGCCAATCAGTCCATATATGCTCCTCGTCTGCTTTTCCAGCTTATCACATAGGTTGTCAATCTTAACATCTCTCGCCGCCTCATGAATTTCCAATTTGTCCAGGCGGTCCGCATGATTATTAATACGTTTTTCATGCGTTTCTAATTTTTCTTTTAATAACTCTTCATTCACATTTCAATACCTACCTTTCTTTTTTGTTTTTTATATTGTATACTAAAAGGAATACCCTTTATGTAACCATATTTTTCATCTCCTTATAGTTGGGGTTATGGGAAGTCATAGTGGATATGTTACGGACCCATCAGACCTGTATTTACGCGGTAATAATCCGGCAGGTTTCACCCAGGTTCAGTATGCATCGTTTGAATCTGGTGGTATTTTCCATCAAAGCACCTATTTACCAATGGTCTTTAAAACCTCAAAAGTTTATAACTTTACTGGTTATACAACACTGGCGATTACTTATTACATTGTCTCCGCAATCAATAGGGGGAGTCTTAGGATGACCGCCAGGGTATATAGAGACAACTATGATTATCAAGGAGAAAGTACGATAGGCATATCTGCTGGAGGAACATATACGCAAACGATAAAATTAAATCCACAATCATATGCACCTGGAATAAATCTAACCTGTCAGACATTAAACAGTGGCTCATGGGCTATGGAAAATTGGGCTGCATGGGTATGGCAAGTAAGAATATCCTAAAAATATGACCAGCAATTATTCCAACCATATTTGATATACCTGCCCCCATATACCGGTGTAAACAACATCTATAGCATCACTGTAATATATATCAGATATATTAATGGTTACGATTTGGTTTCCACTTCCCATTCCATCTTGTGATTTCATGAATGTGCTGTTTGAATGTCTGTGTATGCTTAGCATGTGCTGTCCTATTCCTCCCGCTGTCACATTCATGTGGACTTTTAAGTATTTATATCCGGTGAAATTATAAACCTTTGTTGAGTTCATTCTAGCGCCGCCCGAAGATACGTATATTGCATTGGATTCAAACGTGATTGTACCACTATCTCGATAGAATCCAGCAACATTGCTCCCGTATTTATACAGGTGATTTGCCGATACAACGTAACCGTCATGACTTCCGATAACCCCAATTATAAGAGATATAAGGGTATGGGTTATTAAGCCGCCATGGATAACATGATTTTACTTCCGATAACCCCAAATATCGGCACATTCTTTTTTATGTTACCTGCGATAAGGTTTGGATCCCCCTTCATGATAATGGCCGATGTTACAAACGTGTTCGCCGGAACTAAAACCCGGTCCGATGTTCCAGGCGTAAATGTTCCTCCCGCCTGTTCATTCATGACTCCGGCTAATGGCTCCCCGTCCTTATCAACGATTACTTTATTCTTTCTTACGTCTGGCGCTGTAGCTGTAATTACATCCAGGTCTGCGCCTCCTCCCCCTCCAGGTATTAATATCTTTCCCATGGCTGCTCCTTTCCTGGCATAACCATTGCCAGTATATCCGCCTTTTCCGTTTCAGTTAGATTCGTATACCCCTCCAGGATGTCTGCCGGTTCCTCTCCCTGATTTTTCCGAATCTGCAGGGCCCGGATAATGATGTTGCGCTGTATATTGGATAGCATTACATTGCACCTCCTATCATGTCTGCCATTGCTACTGTTAACTGTGCATTATCTGCCTTTAACTGCTGAATCTCTTCTTTGTCAGTCGGTAGTCTATTGATTGGTGTTGTCCCATCGGCCTTGTAAAATACGCCGTTTATGTACTTATCTCCTATCTCGCAGGGATATTGCAGGCAATCAACCGCAAAGGCATCGTCACCATATACGCACCGTGTTACTCGGTTGATTTCTTCATATTGTCCTACCACCACATTCTGTACCGTTTCGCCAGATATCATTGCGAATACTTCGTGTGCTGCCATATTAATCCTCCTATTTTAATCTGATTAAAATAACTCCTGAGCCGCCAGTGCCGCCATACATTTCATTTCCGTAGGAAGCGCCACCACCTCCGCCGCCTCCGCCGCCAGTGTAGCACCACCAGG